GGATTGCTAATGATGGTTCTCGCGCGGGCTGCTTCTATTGGGCTGTGAGTGTTTCCTCAGGCTCTGCGCGTCGTTCTGTCGGTGCGCGGCTCAGTCCCCAACAAAAGTGTAAGGCATCTTCCGCACCTCTTGGTGAAATAGTGGGCCACTAAAGTTTGGTAACTTTCCGTGAAGAACTTGGCCGGGGGACATAGACATGAAAAGATACGGCAACCTTTGGCAAGACGTGTGCAGTTTAGAAAACCTTAGGAAAGCACACCATTCGGCCAGAAAAGGGAAGTCTCATTACAAGGCTAAAGATATTTCCAAGAATCCGGACAGCATGACCCCTTATCAAATAGCTAATGGCGCTGGTTCTTACTGGGGTTGGTGTAAATATGGCGGTGGTAAATCTCTCTGGCACAGTGCAATGACCGCTGAGGTAAGGGACAAAATAGCCTCTAGTAAGGTAGCTATAAAGGAAAGACAGAAATGTTTGTAAACTCAGAAGACAAACTTCCAGTATACCAAGTCATTGGTCCAAAACTTCGCATTCATTGGAATTACCAAGAAGTCCCTGCAACAGAAGAAGTCTCGGCCAGTTGGTCTTGCGAGGAAGCCTGTGTCCCCAAGAACGCCAGTCGGAGTGCAATTATTTCGGCTATCATCCGAACCCGTTACACGGTAGGTGACGAGTTTGCAGCGATCAATAATGGTGGTGACGACTACCAAGCTCTTTTGGACTTCCGTATTCAGGCAAAAGCACTGGCCGATGGGTGGATTAACCAGTAACGATTGTTACTAAGGTAAAAGTATGACTAAACAACTCTCAGAAGCAGAATCCAAACAAATCCTCGGAGTTGCGGGCCAGAATACCCGCAATGGAAACATTAACTCCGATGATTTCTTGCCGGAACTCCGTGGCAAAAGGGCAATCCGTAAATACCGTGAGATGCGTATGAACAACGCCACGGTGGGTGCAGTCCTCTATGCCGTGGAGCAGATGCTTCGGGATGTTGACATCAAGGTTCAACCCACCAATGACAGTGACCAAGCCAAGAGGGAAGCACGGTTCGTAGAGGAAGTCCTGAAGGACATGGACCACACTCTTGATGACCATATCTCTGAAGCACTTTCTTTTCTTACTTACGGATTTCATATCGGGGAGGTGGTTTACAAGAGGCGTCAAGGTCCAGACTTCCGTAGCCCCAAGAAAAAGTCCAAGTATTCTGACGGACGTATTGGCGTAAGGAAGATTGCCTCTAGGGCACCTTGGACGATCAGTAAGTTTGATGTAGATAACACTACAGGAGAAATCCTTGGTGTTTGGCAGGATGTGTCTTATGGCACCAAAGGTAATTACATTCCTTTCCGTAAGTGTCTTTACTACCGGTCCACAAGCATTAACAACGATCCTTCTGGTCAATCCATTCTCCGTAACGCATATCAGTCCTATGAATACCTGAACAACATTCAGATGGTCGAGGCTGTTGCCATTGAGCGAGAACTTAATGGTATTCCCGTTGGTCGTATCCCGGCGGAATATCTCTCGTCTGATGCTACTGACGATCAGTTGGCTGTAAAAAACCAGTTCACTCAGGTTCTTCGAGATGTTAAATTCAATGAACAGGGCTACATTCTTCTTCCCTCTGATACCTACCCCGGTAAGGAAGGCGAGCCTACCGATATTCCACTTATGGACATTAGGCTGCTTACATCCGATGGCACTCGGAACATTGATATTGATCCGGTGGTGAAGCGTTACCAAAGGGATATTGCCCGTAGTGTCCTCAGTGAGTTTCTCATGCTCGGGGATTCCTCCGCAGGTTCCTACGCACTTTCCAAGGACAAGACTACCCTATTCCTTCGTGCCCTTGAGAGTTATATTCAGACTGTAGTTGATGTCCTTCAGAAGCAACTTCTTGAGCGCCTTTGGGAACTCAATGGCCTTAACTATGACCTCATGCCCCAACTTACTCATGGGGATGTTGCGCCTCGTGACATCAAGGAACTGGCTGCATTCCTCCGTAACATCAATAACGCGAACATTGACGTTAGTAGTCACCCCGAGACTGTTACTGACCTTATGCGTATTGCTGATGTCGAGTTTGACCCCTCTACCTATACCCCTAATATCTCTGCGGAAGAACAGTAATGCCTACTTGGGCTAGACAACAGTTTGAGAATAATGGCCTCAGTATCGCAAAAGGGGAAGTCCCGGGTTATTCAGCGGTTTACAGGAATGGGGTCAATAATACTGTAGCCCAACAATCAAATGAAACGATCTGGACTTTCAGCAATCTTTACCCTTGGTCAGCCTTAGATACTCCTCAGACACTCTACATTCAGTCAACCGACAATAATGACCAAGGCACTGTCAATGTAACTGGCCTAGATGCAGATTGGAACTTCATTGAGGAAACTGTAAGCCTAACAGGGACTACCACTAACACTACTGTAAACCAATATCGTAGGATTAACGACCTTCTCTACGACAACGGTGATGGTGAGAACGAAGGCGACATTACAGCCAGAGTTAATTCCTCTACAGGGACAGTTGTAGGCCATATTGAACCCAATCTGTCACAAAGTCAAGCTGCAATTTATACTGTCCCTTCAGGCTACACAGCTTTTGTAACACACCTTGATATGGGTGCCGCCAGGGGTAATGATGCTCAGATCAGAGCTTTCGTCAGAGGAGGGGGTCAAGGGAGGTTCCGCCTAGCACACACCGCAGAAGTCTTCCAAGGCACTTACTCTATTTACTTCCCTGTTCCACCTGCCTTTCCTGAAAGAACTGACATTGACATCCGGGCTACTCTCGTGGAGAACAACGGCACTAGGGTTTTTGCAAACTTCTGTATTACCCTCATTGAGACAAAGAGGCTCAGGAAATAATGCCTTACAGTAAACCTTCAGAAGTCCCCGATAACGTCCCCAAAGGTAAACAAAGTCAATTCATGGAGGTATTCAATTCCGTGTATGAAGATACCAAAGACGAAGGACAAGCAATGTCTGCTGCCTATAGTGCAATCAAGAAAGCAAAGGATGTAGAAGTAGGGGACCGAGTGTCTTGGAACTCTTCGGGCGGAACTGCTCGTGGTGTTGTCCGTCAGATCGTCCGTGAAGGCAATGTCCCCGATATTCCCGTCAAGGTTACTGGTTCTAAGGAAGAGCCCGCCGCTCGTATTGAAATCGTGGATGATGACGGTAAGCCTACTGGTGAAATGGTGGGTCACAAGGTTGAGACTCTCCGTAAGGCAAAATACGCTAACGATATCTTTACGACGGAAATGGAAGCCCGTGCCCGTAGCATGGACCTTGGCCTTAATGGTGCTGTTCACGTCCATGAGTATGATGGTCAGGCGGTATATATGCCGGGTGCTTCTCACGAAGAGTATCTTGATGCTTACCGGACTGAAGACGAGGAAGAAGAACCTGAGGATATTCGTATGGAGGCTCTCAGGTGCGTAGTCCGTGAGATTTTACAGAAAGCCGAATATGACGGTCGTGAAGTAGAACTTGATAAACCTTTCCGTCTTCCTGAAGGGTCCAGTAAGAAGTTTGGGGTTTATGTCAAGGACGGTGACAAGGTGAAGAAAGTTACCTTTGGCTCGCCGGATATGGAAATCCGTAGGGATGATCCTGAGGCTAGAGCCAATTTCCGTGCTCGACATAATTGTGATACTGCCACGGACAAAACCTCTGCCCGTTATTGGTCCTGTAGAATGTGGCAGGAAGATACTAGTGTGAGTGAAATGACTAAAGCAGATATTGAAGGACAAGTTCTAAAAACTGACGAAGAACAACGCACGGTGTATGGCTGGGCTAGTGTAATCACTGAAAATGGCGAACCTGTTGTTGACCGTCAGGGTGATGTAATTAAAGCCGATACGCTTGTAACTGCTGTCAGCAAGTTTATGGAGCATGTTCGCGTGGGCAAGAGTATGCACAACGGAGATCAGATTGGTGTTGTAATCCATTCTTGGCCTATGACCCAAGAGATTGCAAAGTCCGTTGGCGTCCAGACTGATCGTGAAGGATGGCTCGTTGGCTTCAAGGTCTATGATGATGATGTTTGGAAGCGCGTGAAGTCTGGTGAACTGAAAGCCTTTTCGATTGGCGGGAAGGCCACTAAGGAGGAATATAATGGCTAAAAACCTTCTTACTAACCTTGAGCTAGAGGAACTGTCGCTTGTTGACCGTCCTGCCAATGCGGAAGCTACTGTTTCTCTTTTCAAGCGTGATAATTCTGAAGAGGAGAATATTGACAAGATGACTGATGGTCAAAAAGAAGAAATGGACAAGATGTCCGATGGCATGAAGAACAAGA